GTCATTACCTCCGTACCTGGTGCCGGTTGGCCTGGAACTATTGCAGGCTGTTCAATTTCAATACCAGCCTTTTCAATCAGCCATTTCATTACTGCCGGATTGCTTGCAGCAACGGTAAGTAAACCGGATTCACTTAATTGAAATCCAATCGGATCAACCTGCACTAACTTATACTTACCCTTAACCCCCATGAATGAGGTTACATAATTCAATGACTCCTCAAACGATGTTTGCTTGCCGTCAACATATGTGTTTTTAAATATTTCGTAACCTTCTTTTAGCTGTGTGCTTTCGCCTAATTTACCGGCAGTCATTACCCCAAAAAGCGATGGAGTTGTAATACTGTGACCGCTAAATATTTCCTGTTGAACGGTATCATTTAAAACAATAAACTGTTTATCCAAATCGGTTGCCGAAAGGTCGGTTACTTGTACCGCTTTTGTCGGATCATTTCCAAACATTAAAAGAACCTTACCAGTATTTTCAGCCCCGGAAAACCGAGCGTTCCAATCATGGTCCAATTTCTTTTTACCTTCCTCATTTGGTTCACCATTAAAAAACTGAATCAGCTTTGAAGGAAACATTCCGTTTGAAATGGCGGATAAA